ACAAATATCTCATTACAATTTACAAAATAAAAAATATTTTATTTTTCATTATAACTACATCTATAAAATGGGCGTTTGAAATGAGAAAAGGTGTAAATACTAACTAACAATCTAACTAACAAATATCATAATAAACATTATGAACGAAATAATCAATACTACTACTATGCCGTTTTGCTTTATAGCAACCAAGTTTATTTTATTTTTTTGAATATCATTCGGATTTAAAAGGCTTAACATACTTTTGCTTTTAATGATGGAAAGATTGCAAATGAAATCATTTTTAAAATTTTTATTTTTTTATTATTTTTAGAGGTTGAAAGATGAACGAACTAACAAAAAAATAAATGATTATTATTTTTGTTAGTTTAGAATGAAAAAAATTGGAAAATAATTATAATAATTCGTTTTGATGTAAAAAATGAGTTAAAATATAATAAGTTAAAAACAATGACATAATTAAGATTATACTTTGGTAAATCGCATTGAGGCACTCATATCCAAGTAGATGTGTAAATCGGCAAATTTTTTATCTGGAGGAAATTCGGTTTCGCTAAAATAAATCTTTCCGGGTTGATTAAAATAACGTTTTAAATAATCAGATGCATCGGATACATTATTGGGTTTATTTATGTTTTTATTTGTGTTTGCGGGTGTACCAAAATCCGTTTTATAGTTTACCGCTTTTGGAAATATAGACTTAAATAATCTCAAATCATGACTTGGGTTACGCACTATCGAACTAATATAATAAGTATCGGTGTTTAATGATGATTGCATCCAAAACCCCTTGGCGCCGCCGCAATCGTCGCAATCTGGTCTCGAACATAAATATGTATACAGATTTTTGTTGGTGGATACATAACACCGACCATAATCTATTATTTTTGCCACGTAATAAGATTTTAATACAATCACACTATTGTCTGGAAAATAGTAGTGAAGACATATATATTTATCCGAGGCTGGTTGGTACAACATTATATTGCCTGTATGCAAATCATTATGCACAAAATCATTAGTGAGAGGTTTCAATACAAAATAAACCTGTGCTAAAATAGCCAAACTGTTTATACTAGATATTGAATTTAGTTTATTCCTCAATGTTGGTGCGTTTCTTATGTGCTGTATCAACACGGAATAATACTTGGAATTTTTACATGTATCATTTACATCAAAATTATGTAACTTATCTTTCGATGTGCTTATTAATTCCAAGGCGTTTTTTAACAACGATATGTCTGAAATATGTTTTGTGTTTTTTATGTTTTCATAATCAGGGTTGTTTTTATATTTATACAAGCCATAAGTTTCAACAAAACAAGGGAAATAGTTCGTCCATTTATTTACCGTTAAACCAACAAAATATTCATAAAATAAATTGTCTGCTTCATAACTAATAGAGGATTTTAAAATAGTATTAGCGGTATAATTTTTATGCTGGTAATTGATTTCTTTAATAAATCCATTGGCACTCGGCACGCCGATAGAATTAATAGGAGGAACCACATAATTAAAAGCGGCGAAATTATTAAAAAATTCTTTAATTTTATTATTTTCCGTTCCAAAAGCAATACATAAACCAGAATCCGAACAAATATTTTGCAAAAAATGAGATTGTCGTTGGGCTTTGGTTTGTTTCATAAATCGATGAATTACTTTGCCCGGCGATTTTCGTGTTTTAGATTTCGTTTTAGATTTATATTTAGAGTTGGATTTGGATTTAGTGTTGGATTTATATTCTAATTTTAACGGAATTTTTGATTTTTTACTAGTGTTAGCAAAAGTTTGCGACATGGTTTTCATTATTATTAATATGGTTTTCATTATTATTAATATTATAATATTATAATATTAATTACATTCTAAACGATCATATTGCGTTTATACACAATGTAGTATTGTTTGTGGTTTATTATGGTTTAAGTAATCTAGAAATATATAACCATTTGATGAACAACAAAGAAAATAATATTGTAAAAAGATTAGAGTTTTTTGTAATATCTGGTGAGTCATTTGAATTGATTATGGATGATTTTATACACGTTGTAAGCACATTGAATGATGTTGCAACAACCGAAACCCCACATGGTACATTTCCGCATTTTACTATATATAAAAAAGATATTGAAAAATTGCAACAAGCACAATATTTAGCAAAACGTGGAAAAGGAGGAAAAGGAGGAAAACGAAAGGGGGGAAGTACAATAATATATCACGGAAAATAAAAAGAAGAAACAAAAAAACAAAAAAAGGGATGAAAACAAAAACAAAAAAAGGGATGAAAACAAAAACAAAAAATTAAAATCTTATATAAGATTAAATGGAAAAAATAGCCACAACAGCCACTAAATTGCTTCACTCAACATCCGCCAAGTTTTCTACCATGAGCACCAACAAATATTTTTTGTATTTCACCGCATTTTTAGCCATTACTACTGTTTTTGGATATTTAGCCACCAACAAATTTAAAGCCGTCATCTTTTTCGGAATGGTAAGTTTGGTTGTATCCAAAATTACCCCCAATATGTCTGTGGTATTGCTGATTGCCGTGTTGGCGACAAATTTGCTCGTATCTATGAGAACATTTCGCGAAGGCATGGAAGACACAACTACAACTTCTACCGATTCAACAGAAAATGAAGACACAAACGCAGACGTAGAGGATAAAATGACCCCAGAACAACGCAAAGCACTTGCGGCCGTGAAAACAACACCGAGCATTAAATATGCAAAAATAAAACTGGACAAAGAAAATGCGGTTATTGCATCATCCAATGTAGAAGAAGATGAAGAAGATGTTCCGGAAGCAATGACTTCCATGACTAAATCCCAGAATAACGCCAAGGGTGCAAGTTCTCGCATAGATTATGCTTCTACGTTGGAAAACGCATATAGCAACTTGGAGGGAGCACTTGGGGCGGGCGGAATTAAAGAACTTACCAAAGATACGTCGAAATTAATGGCGCAACAAAAAGAACTGTTTCAGTCTATGCAGCAAATGGGTCCTCTAATTGAAGACGCTAAATCTATGATGAAAGGGTTTGACATGAAAAGTTTGTCTGGACTCGCTAGTTTAGCAACAGGAGTTGAACAAAAAAAATAAAAAAAATGCACAAAGCGGGATTTGAACCCGCGCATCCTGAGATAGTGGGTCTTAAGTCCACCGCCTTAAACCACTCGGTCATCTGTGCGTTAATAACAAAGTTTGTTTTTGTATATAAACCCCAATATCGGCATTGTTTTTATTTTTTAATAATAATTTTGTTAGTTTTGTGTATAATAAAACTAACAAAAAACAAAATGAAAAAATGAAATAAAAAACAACTTGTATAGAATGTACAAAGTTATTGTAGTCTGTTTATAAAATGGTAAAAATATGTAATTTGGCGTATCCGTTGGGGCAAGAGGAAAAATATCAAGAATTTTATACCGATTATTCTTATACACTTCATGATTTTCAAAAATGGAGCGTGGAAGCAATCGCATCTCGAAACCATGTGCTTATTTGTGCTCCCACTGGATCGGGCAAAACATTTGGCGGGGATTTTGCTCTTTCATTTTTCCATCGTCTCGGCAAAAAAACAATTTATACATGCCCCATCAAAGCCTTGTCGAATGAAAAATTCTACCAATTTAGTCGAAAATATCCACATATTCGATTTGGACTCATTACAGGAGATATTCGGTGCAATCCAGATGCAGATGTACTTATTATGACAACGGAAATACTGCATAATAAACTAGTGCAATTGCAACATGCAAAAGAAGACACGGATATAAAAAATAAAAATACCTCTTTTGAAATAAATATAGCGGAAGATTTGGGATGTGTAGTGTTTGATGAAATCCATATGATTGGAGACGAACAACGCGGTACAGTGTGGGAAAATACATTAATGATGCTTTCTCCTCATATTCAAATAGTTGGGCTGTCCGCCACGTTATCCAACCCCGAACGGTTTGCTACTTGGATAGAAAATAGACATGACGAAAAACATGACGACAAATACGGAGAAAAGGAAGAAAAAGATAAAAAAATAGTATATTTAACAAAACAAACACTGCGTGCCGTTCCATTGACGCATTATGCGTTTATTGCGGCACCTTCGGCAATTTTTAAACTAGTCAAGGACAAAACCGTGCAAGAGCAAGTTCGCAATATTATTGACAAACCTTTGTTGTTGCAAAACGCCAATGGAATATTTCACGAGACTAATTATTCTAATATTCGAAAAACAATGGCATTATTCGAAAAAAACCGAGTGAAAGTAAAACGTGCGTATGTACTAAACCAGTTATGCAAACACATGGTAAAAGAGGAAATGTTCCCTGCGTTATGTTATGTATTTAGTCGCAAACAATTGGAAATATGCGCACATGAAGTTTCCACTAATTTACTGGAGTTTGACAGCAAGATTCCGTATACAGTAGAACGTGAATGCGATACAATATTGCGAGAGCGACTCCCCAATTTTGAAGAATATTTGCATTTGCCCGAATATGTTAATTTAATCAAATTATTACAAAAAGGAATCGCAATTCATCATGCTGGGTTAATGCCGGTGCTTAAAGAATTAGTAGAAATCTTATTCGCCCGCGGATTTATTAAACTGTTGTTCTGCACGGAAACGATGAGCGTCGGCATTAATTTACCGGTAAAAACCACCATTTTCACGGGCATCTCTAAATATTCGGGAAAAGATGGAGGACAACATCGCTTGTTACATTCGTTTGAAATGACACAAGCGGCTGGTCGAGCAGGGCGTCTAGGACAAGATGCGGTCGGAAATGTAATACATTTAAATAATCTATTTTCAGACGTGGATTCGATGAGTTATAAAAATATGCTTAGTGGAGTACCACAACATTTAAAGAGCCAATTTCGCATTTCTTACACAATGATTTTGCAGAAACTACAGCAACATTCAACAATTAGTAAAACTTGTGAATATAATGGTTCTGACTATGAGTTAATATCTTATGCCAATAAAAGTATGATGTATAACGACATCCAAATGGTTCTGTCCCGTCTTTTCACTGAATTGTCAGAATTAAAATCATTTGTGTCTCTAAGTTGTTTGAAGATTGACGCAAATGTCTTGCTAGAATATATGGAATGTTGTGAGAAACTGCCTAAAAGTGTAAATAAACAGAGAAAACAACTAGAGAAAATAATTGCTGCTATGCATGACGAATATACTAAAAACGCATTAACTGCGGACATCGCCCAATATGAAAAAAATCGCGCACATGAATTAAAAATTAATTTGGTGCAGCAAGCAATAACTATGCAACAAGAACTGGTACAAACAGAGACAACCAAGGGATTTCAATTATTATTTAAACGAGGGTTTTTCGAATCCGACACGATGCAACAAGTAGCACAAAAAATACACGAAGTGTCTAGTTTGCCTTTTGCAGAAATGATTTGCAATAATAACAATAATTTTATTACATTGAATGCCATTGAAACGGTTTCTGTACTTAGTTGCTTTGCCTCGGTGCGAGTGCCCGAGGAAAAACGAGTGTTATTGGTTCCAGAAGATACAAATGTAAATGTAAAAAATACATTGGATTATATACGACAATTATATGACGAATATGAGGAAATTGAATCACGCGAATATATGAATACTGGTGAAGAATATACCATGCAATTTGACTTGATTTCTTTCGTCCAAGAATGGTGTGAGTGCAAAACCCCCGAATCATGTAAATTGGTGCTGCAAAAGGTGGGAGAAAAAAATATATTCACAGGGGAGTTTGTAAAAGCTTTGTTGAAAATAAACAGCATTTCGGCAGAATTAGAAGTGGTGGCGGAATACTTGGGAAATATCGTGTGGCTATCTATATTAAGACAAATACCAGCATTAACACTTAAGTTTGTAGCAACAAATCAATCTTTATATGTATAATTTATGTAAAAATTGTTTTTTGTTAGTTTAAAGTAAAGAAAGATAGTAAAAATAAGCCAGCCAATGTTATCTGTGAAAGAATAACAAACAAAAAACAGGCAAAAAGTATAAATATTAATACATATTAAGGTACGTACTTACTTTCTATTAATTAGCAACTGCATCAACAGCAACAACAACATCAAGCAACTCAACCACAACGGATTAACAGCATCATCAACCAACCGAACAACGGCTTCCGATGGGTTTTTAATATATTGAATATACCAATATTTTTGTGTAACCGCTGCTAATTGAACGAATTCCGACGGATTTTCAATATATCGGATAGCCATTCCATTTTTTGTAACCGCCGCCAATTGCACGGCTTCTAATGGATTTTCAATATATCGGATAGCATATTCATTTTTTGTAACCGCTGCTAATTGAACGAATTCCGACGGTTTTTCAATATATTGGATAGCATATCCATTTTTTGTAACCGCCGCCAATTGCACGGCTTCTAATGGATTTTCAATATATCGGATAGCATATCCAGTTTTTGTAACCGCCACCAATTTCACGGCTTCCGATGGATTTATAATATATTGGATAGCATATCCATCTTGTGTAACCGCTGCTAATTGAACGGATTCCGACGGGTTTTTAATATATTCGATAGTATATCCATCTTGTGTAACCGCTGCTAATTGAACGGATTCCGACGGGTTTTTAATATATTCGATAGTATATCCATCTTGTGTAACCACATCTAACTGAACCTTTTCCGATTGTTTTTCTGGGTCCAAGTATTTAAACAGATCCGGACACCGATTGGCGACCTTTACCAATTCTTCGGGAGATAAATTATTCGCCCAGGCTTGCATTTTTGCTGAATCTACTTGGTCGATAACAACCTGGGTATAATATTCTTTTAAATTCATCATAGCCGTCATAGTAGTTAATATTATTATTAAATAAAGTGCGTCGAGTGGATTAACAAGTGCTAAAAACAAAAAAAGTGGAATTGTAAATCATTTTTTTGTTATTTGTTTTATCCAAAAAATCCAAGAAACAAACCAACATACTAACAAAAATAAAATTTTATATATTTATTTTTTAATTACAAAAAAACCGATTAGTAGTATCATTTAAATTAATATTAATTATTTTGTTGTTAAATCAACTTTTAGACATCAAAATTATAAAAATCAGTCGATATTTGTCGTGTTTCATACGATAATTTAGGATCTTGAGATTCGGGAGTATCCACGACTATTTCTTTATATCTCAAGGGTTCTGGTTTTAACACAAACGCGTATCCAACCTCATCAAAAAATATATCATTTTCTTCAATATTTTCATCCACCGTTTGGTATTTCATTCCCAGCATTTGACACCCACATTCTCGCATCACCACCGAACTTGGATTGGGTGGATTGCTGCCTTTATCCGGCAGAGCAAAAGTCATGCATAACTTATTATATTCAATGAGTTCCACGATATCCATCGTGTATTTCACGTCATAATAGTGCAATAAACGCATATAAGTTGCATTGCTACACATATTCACATATTCGTAAAACGGCTGACATTCTAAAAAGGCAGTATTGGATCGGTCCACAATGAGAACTATTTTGCCGAGCAACGAGTGCAGTGCCACATCTCCCATATTTTTTCCGCCGTTTTCATAACTATATTCGGGTCCCAAAAAACGGGAATCGTTACGCTTAAATATTTCCGCCATTTTTTCATATATTATCGGGTTTTCACTCTTTATCCGCAAATGCATCAATATAGGGTCGGTGGGGTTTGGTGCATATGAACCAGTAAACGCCATCAATACAACATCCATCACTTCCGAAAATGGAACATAATTATACGTTTCTTTTACACAATAATTATCCGTTGTAGAAGTGGCAACCACTGGCTCGTTGTCTACCGAAAATATCTCGAAATCCAATCCTCTAACTCCTTGCTTTAAAATATTTTTCAAGACACATGTACTGACGTAATCATTGCGATACGACCCCCCACTGCATGCGTTATATGCCGATTTTATATAGTAGTCTCTCAAATTATGTTTAAACTGTTCTGATGAAATAGATGATGTGTTAATGGGACGGATTTTTCCATTCAATTCGCCATACACACTAGTCATTAAATTGCATTCACGAATTTTCAGGGGCGACACAATCCCACTAATGCCAGTATAGTAAAAGTAATAACACAAGGTAATAACTATCAAACTCATCGTTATAGCGATTATCACATTAGCCGACATTTGTTCTTGAATATTTTGCAATGTTTTGCCAGAAACTACTTCGGACATGTTATTTTTTAAATATATTATAATTTTTAAACATTTATTTTACATTTACAATTCGTATTATGTTTATTTTATATTAATTTTATTACTATTCTATTACTATTCTATAGCTAAAAATGATTGCGAACGATGTCCTATATAAGAATTAAATGCCGTGAGATACAAAGAAAAAGTTATTATACTCATCATGAGGAACATATAGCGAGGAATAGTCTCCCCGAAAATATAGCCAGAAGACGAGCATATAGGGCTAATTTACACGTATGGAATATAAATAAAGTATGGAGGGGATTATGCAATATTAAGGTGGATTTTTTATAAATCATTTTTTTAATATACTTGAGGAAAAAAATCAAATTCAAGCATATAATTTTAAAAAAAATAATTTAGAATTTATAATATTATTATATATAAATGACAAAAACAAAAAAAACAATTGCACAATATAATAAAAAAACATTAAAAACATCAAAAAAAACATCAAAAATTGTGTATTGTCCGAATAACCATGGATTAAAATATGACAAAAACGGATGGATTTATGTTTCTATCCATGGCACTCCCAAGGAGCGGGGGTATGCAAACGGATATTTGGTCGCCCAAGAACTAAAAGATATCCAGGCAATGTTGGAATTTACGGCGATGGAAGAATTCGGGATATCTTGGTCTGTGTTCGTGGATGCATCCACTAAACATTTAGCGCCTACTATTAAAAAGAAATTCCCCGAATTTTATGAAGAAATGGTGGGAATATCGGAAGGAGCAACAGCAGCAGGAACTATCATGACAATAGAAGAAGTGTGTGCGTGGAATAATTATTTTACGCTGATTGAAAGTTGGATAGGGTTGCTTCCCGAGGCAGACGTTAAAAAACTCGGCATTCATCAAAATAAAAAAAGGGTAATTTCACGAGAAGGCGGTTCAACAAACAATTCCGATACAATGCCAAGTAAGAGAGATAAAATATCCACAGATCGGTGTAGCGCGTTTATTGCGGTGGGAAAAGATTGGACTGCCGATGGAAAAATAGTAATCGCTCATAATAATTTTTCCAATTTTATCGATGGTCAGTTTGCCAGAACTGTGACAGATTTGCGCCCCGAACAAGGAGCACGCATTTTAATGATGGGGTTTGCTGGTTGGATATGGAGCGGTACTGATTTTTTTGTTACTTCCAAAGGGTTTATTGGTACCGAAACCACGATAGGCGGATTCCACGGATATGAAAATAACGTGCCTATTTGTTGTCGTATTCGAAACGCCATGCAATATGGCAACACGTTGGATGAGTATGAAAAAATGTTATTGGATGGAAATTCTGGCGATTATGCAAATTCATGGTTGTTTGCGGATACCAATAGAAATGAAATTATGCGCATTGAACTGGGTCTCAAATATCATAATACAGAGCGAACTAACAATGGGTATTTCATCGGGTTTAATGCCGCTTATGACCCAAAAATTCGTAATTTAGAGTGCACGGATTCCGGGTTTAATGATGTGCGAAGGCACCAAGGTGCCCGCAAAGTGCGTCTAGAGGAACTTATGGAAAAATATAAAGGAAAATTATCAACGGAAATAGCAAAAAAAATAATCGCAGATCATTATGATGTGTACTTGCAAAAGTCCAACCATCCGTGTTCCAGAACTGTATGTTCGCATTATGAATTGGATGGTCGAGAATATATGTCGGATCCGAGCAGACCGTTGCCGTATCAACCACGCGGGGCTTTAGACGGCAATGTTTGCGACACAGCAATGGCGAAAAAAATGGAATTTTGTTTACGATGGGGTTGTTCTTGTGGTACACCATTTTATGCGGCATTATTTTTAAAAAAACATGCTCAGTGGAAGCAGCAGTACCCGTATCTTCGCGACCGACCACGCCAGCCTTGGACGAAATTTGGAATTACCAAATAACAAAAGGAATAAAGGTAAACCACCACTAAAATAAATTTTACATAGTGTTTTATTTTTTGTAAATACAAAAATCCAAAAATCCAAAAAAATAAAGCAAAACAAAAACAATAATATATTCGGATTATATTGATTATAATTTTTGTTAGTTAAAAAGAAAAAGGATTGGAATAAAAAAGAATTGAAAAATAAAATTCTTTATACATATTGCATTAGTAAGCATATACTTATTTGAGTCATCAAATTATTCTTTTCCCATCTAATCATCCATTTGTGCATCACACCCTGCAAATTGACGCACGACAAATTTGCCGTACATTGGCGTTTCCCAATAATTTAAAAGTGATTTACGGACCACTATTTTGTTATTTTTGTCATAATTAGTAGTATAATATGGTATTCCCGTAAAAGGTTCAAACCCTGTTAACATGAATGTTTTGTCTAAATAAGTATCCAATTCCTTTTCTATATACAATATCTTGTCGTTTATAGCATCCAATTTTTTTTCCATCATGTCGTTATTTTTTTGTTCGTTATTTTTTTGTTTGATTTCTTGTTCCACCGTTTTTTTCACCAATTCAATATGCTTTTTTAATCCGAAAAATAATAATTCATTTTTCATATTATAAAATATCCAAAATATCCAATCACAAGCAATGTATGTAGCGAACCCAACACTACATAACAAGACAAGTTCTGCAAAAATCGTCATTCTTTGTTGTACTACTTAAAAAACATAATACAGTTATTTTTTTTCATTTTTTTCATAATTTGTAAAAAAAATTAAATATAAAAAATAAAAAATGTAAAAAAATTAAATATAAATGCTTTTGCATGCGCCCGTGAGAATAACCGAACCGGGACCCGAACGTACATCTTTTTGTACATTCCAAATTTCCGTATAATTTATTTCGACCTTTTTCAACGATTTTGAACGCGAATGTTGCTTACATATAACCGCGACCTGTTTTATTTGTGCATAGGTTGGGGTTTCTCCATGTGTAACTAAAATGCAATGACTGGAAGGGGAATCTGCGACATGAAACCAAAGGTCATGCTGTTCTGCTGCGTTTATTATTTTCCAATTATGGTGTTTGTTTTTCCCTATTATTATATCCATTATTTTATTTATTCGAATACTATTTGTACTGACTAATTATATTTCATTTTTTACTAATAAACATGGTTGGTGCAACCATTCGTGATTTTATGCGTTCTTTTTTCAAAAAATCTTGTTTTAAATCACTCGTTTCATTCCCAATTGCGGGGACACGGATATCGTATGTATGGTTAAATAAAAAAGGAACATTTGTATTTACTGCGTCGGGTTTAGTCCCTGCGTTAAATTCTCGGTTGGGTTCAGAAGAAGTGTAAAAGGCATTATTTCCAGATGCATTAAAATATTCGCGCGTGTCTACTTTCATGATTTGTTTGCCGTTTTTTTGCATGAATTCACGATATTCCCAATTAGAACGAATGCCTGCATTTTGACAAATGGTCGCGGACGTAAGATCGGATATTTCGTCCATAGATATTTGATATAGATTTTTATTTTATTTTACATTTATTTAACATTTATGTATGGTTTTATAAAATTGCGGAGACTTTTGTAAAAAATGATTATATATTAATATGAAACGATCATTTAGACAAAAATGACACTACGAAACTGGATCCCATTAGATAAAATTAATTGGTTTTACTTATCTAACAATCCAAACGCGATACATCTCTTGGAAAAAAATCAGGATAAAATTAATTGGTCTAACTTATCTTCCAATCCAAACGCGATACATCTCTTGGAAAAAAATCCGCATAAAATTGATTGGAATTACTTATCTATGAATCCAAACGCAATCGCCATCTTGGAAAAGAATTTGGATAAAATTGAGTGGGGTTTCTTATCTTGGAATCCAAACGCAATAGCCCTGTTGGAAAAATATCCTCATAAAATTAATTGGAATTGGTTATCTAGAAATCCAAACGCGATACAACTCTTGGAAAAGAATTTGGATAAAATTGATTGGAGTGTCTTATCTGACAATCCAAACGCGATACATCTCTTGGAAAAGAATCCAAATAAAATTGTTTGGAATTGCTTATCTAGAAATCCAAATGCGATACATTTGTTGGAAAAGTATCCGGATAAAATTAATTGGTTTTGGTTATCTATGAATCCAAACGCAATACCTTTGTTGGAAAAGCATCCAGACAAAATTGATTGGCATGAGTTATCTACCAATCCAAACGCAATACCTTTGTTGGAAAAGCATCCAGACAAAATTAATTGGCGTTACTTATCTAGTAATCCGTCCATCTTCTTTTTCTATGACTACCAAGCCATGTCGGAACGTTGTGGTATATTTAAAAGAGACTTGATGAAAAATCGGTTTCATCCTCGCAATTTGGACCAGTTTGAAAATTGGGGATTTATGTAAAAAATGATTATATATTAATATGAAACGATCATTTAGACAAAAATGACACTACGAAACTGGATCCCATTAGATAAAATTAATTGGTTTTACTTATCTAACAATCCAAACGCGATACATCTCTTGGAAAAAAATCAGGATAAAATTAATTGGTCTAACTTATCTTCCAATCCAAACGCGATACATCTCTTGGAAAAAAATCCGCATAAAATTGATTGGAATTACTTATCTATGAATCCAAACGCAATCGCCATCTTGGAAAAGAATTTGGATAAAATTGAGTGGGGTTTCTTATCTTGGAATCCAAACGCAATAGCCCTGTTGGAAAAATATCCTCATAAAATTAATTGGAATTGGTTATCTAGAAATCCAAACGCGATACAACTCTTGGAAAAGAATTTGGATAAAATTGATTGGAGTGTCTTATCTGACAATCCAAACGCGATACATCTCTTGGAAAAGAATCCAAATAAAATTGTTTGGAATTGCTTATCTAGAAATCCAAATGCGATACATTTGTTGGAAAAGTATCCGGATAAAATTAATTGGTTTTGGTTATCTATGAATCCAAACGCAATACCTTTGTTGGAAAAGCATCCAGACAAAATTGATTGGCATGAGTTATCTACCAATCCAAACGCAATACCTTTGTTGGAAAAGCATCCAGACAAAATTAATTGGCGTTACTTATCTAGTAATCCGTCCATCTTTTTCTATGACTACCAAGCCATGTCGGAACGTTGTGGTATATTTAAAAGAGACTTGATGAAAAATCGGTTTCATCCTCGCCATTTGGACCAGTTTGAAAATTGGGGATTTATGTAAAATATCCGTATTAATTTATGATGTTGGGCGAATAGTGTAAGCATTATTATGTTTATATATAATGTCTGATATCTATCTAATAATTAGCGTAATCATAATAATAAATAAAAATAAAAATAATTCATTATATAAATGAGTTATTTATCCAACCCAAATAGTTTAACCGACGGACCATTTGGAACGGCGGCTGCGTCTCACAACACTGGTTTTTTTACAGACAACACAAACCCCGCGTCTACGAATTGCAATGTATTGCCTTCTCCGTCTTCCAATATTGTTGCTGCAAGTGGAAAATGGACGGGAGGAAAAAGAAAAAAAAGGTTTAATAAAAAAAGAACATCCAATCGTGGTGGAAAAAAAACAAAACGTAGTAGAAGAAGAAAAAGAAGTCGAGGAGGAACAACCAACAATGTCCCAAATACACCAACCTATGCGACGGGGACAGAACTACCATATAATTTATCTGCATTGGCTAATCCAGCCCCATATTGGACGTTAAACAACAGCACCAACTGTATGGATAATTACAATCATTATACGGGAGGAAAAAGTCAAACAAAACGCAAAAAACAAAGACAAAAAACAAGACGCAAGAGAAGAACCCGACGAGGTGGATGAGGTCCACTGCCTCCCCCTATTGGTGGTGGGATGCGAGGCGGATGAGGAGAATCCCCCATTGTTTAAATGAACATTGGAGTTTAAATAAACGATGGGTTTTATAAATAATTTATTAATGGTGCAATGCTATGAATGACGCGAACCTTTTTAATTATTTTACGATAATTAATATTTTTGCCGAAAATAGTACAATAACAACATAAATATAATTTTTACTATTTATTATGAAATTAATCAGCATTGACGTTGGGATAAAAAATTGCTCATTTTGTGTTTTAACAACGAATAACCCAATGGATGCAACGATTCCAAATCCAATCGACGGAATGATTTTAAATCATTGGGTTATTGTAAATTTAACCGATTTAAAATTGAATTCGTTTTCTTCTTTTCTCCAAAAATCACCTCCGCCTTGCATAAAATGCTCGTGCTTAAATGCAAATAAAAAAAAATGCAGCAAAAACGCCACATATAAAAAAGGAAACGAAAACGGAAACGAAAACGGAAACGAAAAAGACAATACAAAAGAAACGCATTATTATTGCAACACACATGCAGCAAAAGATGTTTATTTTTTGGCAGATGATTTAATTCCATCTTTTTTAAAAAAACAACCATTAAAAGTATTGCAAGAATTGTTAAATAAATATAAAATAAACTTTAATCAAAGCGAAACCAATAATGAACAAAGTGAAACCAATAATGAAAAAAAATATAAAAAGGTGGATTTATTAAATTTGTTAGTCGACCACTACAATGTCCATGGATTATTTTTAATTCAACCCAAAATAAAAAAAATAAAAAGTACCGAGTGTCCTCTTCAGGTTATTGGCAAAAACATCATTGCTTATTTTGATTCTTTAAATTTGTGTGATTTAGATCGGGTTATTATAGAAAATCAAATAGGTCCATTGGCGACAAAAATGAAGACCGTGCAAGGAATGTTGATGCAGTATTTTTTAATGCGAAATAATTTAGCAACCATCGAATTTATTAGTGCAACCAACAAATTAAAAGATTATGACAACAATAACAATGCCAACGATGAGAATGCGCTTAAAAAGTCTACCAATAACAAAAAAGAATACAACAAACGAAAAAATAAATCTATATATGTTTGTCTTGACTTTTTAAAAACCACCGAATCTCTTTATTCGTGGAAATCTTATTATCAATCATGCAAAAAAAAAGATGACTTGTCCGATTGTTTTTTACAAGCCATTTGGTATATTACACATTTGCACATTTAAAACCCATCTATTCCCCATTCCGAAAATTTGGTAATATTTTTTGGTTGAAATCTATTTATCATCAATTCTTTGTAAAAGGAATTCCGCATACTTAATTTCATGGCGGTGTAATCATACGAACTTTGATAACATGTGATAGTAAACATGGTACAAATAGGACAAAGAATGAAACATGCGTCATGTAAAGACGAATTATGAAGACATTCGTTGCACAATTGATGTCCGCAACTGGTAATAATGTCTGATATTTTAACATTACAATTGCTACATATAGTTTTTACTTTATTTAATTCGATAGGAATTTCAATTCTAGGTTTTAATTCAACAACATAGTATTTATTTTCACTTTTAAAATAACGAGTTGGAAACAGAGAAATAATCCAACCCAATATTTCTTCCCTATCTTCTATTTTATCCAACCAATCACGAAGTTCATATACTTTATATGCAATCCGTTTAAATAATTTATCCCACTTATGTATTTTATAATTTAATTCTGTTATCAATGAATTGGTATAAATATATTGTGCTATTGTTAATTTTCCACTAAAACATATAATTTCAAAGAGTGTAATGAAAAATGGAGAATCTTGTGTTGATTTAATTAAATCTATTAACTGATATTTCACCTTATCTAATACACAGTCGTTGTTTATGATTAACATTAAATTTTGTTTTTTTATTTTTGGAAACAACCAATGTATTATGTTGTATTGTTTTTCTTCTATTATTTTTTGACACATTTGTTCAAATATAAAATTATAATTTATTTTATATTTTGTATTAATTGATTCAGTTTCAAGTTGCAATTCGGTGTTTATTTTATAAAGCCATTCAACGGTTGATAAATGACCGTTAATACATGCATAATGATATGCGTAATATTTTTCAGACTTAAAAACAAGCATATAAACGGACGGTTCTAATTTTGACAAAAGAAATTGAGCGAGAGATAAATGACCGTGTTCGCATGCAAGACGAAATCCTTTATAATTGTTTGATTTTATTAATTTTCGGTTTATTTTATTCGTATTTGCATTTAGTTCTTTATATATATTTTCATCCCCGTGTTTGCATTTTTCCATAAAATACATTTTATCTAAGAGTATGTTTTTTTTGCTTTTTTTGGTTATCCACAAAGAATCCGACATGTTTGTTATATTAATTTAATTGTAATTAATTAAAATCATTTTTCCTGAAAATGGAAGAAGCCCTATTAGATTGATTGATTAACGGAATTTTTATTGGATAGTTCAAACTAGCATTTCTGCGGGATAATTCAAATCTTTCAACACTTTTAATCCCCCCTTTACAGTGGACATTCCTTTGGATAAATTAAAAGTACATGTAAATTGATTAGATTCTTGATTAGTTTCTGAATTTGTATTATATTTTACACCCATTTGCATATTAATTATTTTTTTATTCGGTTCCAAGTTTTTACACAACTGCGTATAATGAGTAGTCAATATACATGATACGTTGTTTTTTTTTGACAAATATTTCATAAATGCGGTACCCGATTCTACGGCTTCTTCTGGGTTGGTGCCAGAATACAATTCGTCCAAAATGCACAAATGCATTTCCTTTTCTTCCTTTTCTCCTTTATTAATTTCGTCTAAAATTGTTTTACATCGTCTCGCCTCGGCTTGGAACAAACTGTCTCGTCCAGATGTATCAGGAATATTAAGATAGCAATGAAATTGGGTGAAAGGTGCATCTATGATTGCGTGGTCAAAACAGCCCGCTCCAACTTGTTGGCAAAGCAACGCATTAATCATTACAGTTTTAAGTAATGTTGTTTTTCCTCCGCCATTTGGGGCGGTAATAATTATATTTTTTGACAATGAACAATCGTTTTTTATTACATATGCAGAAGAAAGATATTTAGGATAAAATATTCCTTGAAATTTGTTCTTACTTTTTTTGCATTTATTTTTCTCTTGATTTTTCAATTTGTTAGTTTGTTTCTTTTTATTTTTAGAAAGGGGTAAAGTTGCCAAGCGTACTAAACCAGAATTAACACGATTTTCCAATTGCTCCATTATTTCCATATATCCGTGAAACCCAAAGGAATAAGATACCATGGTCGCACAAGCGTCACTGTCATATATAGTATAAAAGTTTGCTAATACTTGTCCGTATTGCTTTATTGCTGCAAACGAAAAAGGAGAAGAAAAAGAAAGAGCATCCAGATGATTTTTCCAATCACGAATTTCCAATATTTTTATTTCTAAAGCCTGTTTAAAAGGAACTAAACTAACAAAATTGGAAATTCGCTTGGCATAATTTTGCATTTTTTCCAAGGTTATTTTCAAATAGTTTCGAATATCCGATAAATAGCCATAAATATCTTGAATATTTAAGTAAAAGCGCACACACGCCATTATATTTTGGTAAATAGTGAATATGTAAAATCCAGCCGACATGGTTCCATATAATAGTTGACTCGGTTTTAAGGTAGAAAACTGACTACATATTTTAAATACAGGATTAGACTCTATAAAACCTTTTAAAATTTTACAGTATTCCAAAACAGTAATTGGTACTTGTGTTATTTTAAGAATAAAAAATGGAATAATTAAAATAACCAACGGTGAACACAGTGAAATAAGGGGAGATGCCAAATTAAAGATGCTCATTATTTGTAAAAATAAAGAATTTGTGTTGAGTCCTTTAACGAAATCCCATTCTAAAAAGGAATATTTTTTACAAAATGAAGTTTCTTCTTTTATTTTTTTCCACGCACCTTGCATTTTATTAACAATAATTTGTTCTTTTTCTACTTCTTTTTCTTTGGTGTTGGGGGGCAATTGAATAATCGTCTGTATATCTTTCAAGTAATTTATATCGGTTGTATAATATGGGGTTATTTGCTCTAAAATAGCATGTCCTAAAGAAGTAGTTGGGGAATATATATATTCATAAATGGGTTTATCCCGTTCATCCAAATTTTCATTGGTTTCGTTTGCATTGTCTTTGTTTATAGTCGAAATAAGTTTGGTTAATTCCAAATCTTGTATAATATCTGCATCCAACACTCTAGTTTTTTCATTGTACAAAATAGGGGGGGTAAAATGTTGAGTAGTTAAACAATCCATTTTATGTTAAAAATATTATAAATATAAGAATAAAATAATTAATATATTAAATGAGTATCAATACACCCCGATTTTCATTAAAAACAAGTAGTAACTCCTACGGACAATTTTGGTATGGAAATTCCATCGGGTTTCCCGGATTTTTGTATAAAAAAAATAACGGGTCTGGGTGCGCAAGAAGCACCCGAATGGCTCCAGGCGGGAACATGAACTGCAATACATATCAAAATATATACAACACATATGTATCGGGTAGTGGAGTTGGAGCATCCACCATTGCTAACCGCCGATTAAAACGCCGACTAGCCACCTCCAACGCGAATTGTTGATCCAATTAATTAAAAGAAAATAAATAAAATTATTTCCAATTTGGATTTTAATAAACTAACAAAATAAAAATGCAGAATATTTTAAATTATTATTTTGTTAGTTTAGAATGTAAAAAGGATTGAAAGAATAAACGACCAAATAATTTCCAATTTAATTATTTTATCATCTTCTTCCCCGAATTCTTCTTGTTTTTCCTCCTTTTTTTGATTTAAGTTTTCTGCCTCGTTTTCTTCCGCCTTTTTTTATCGTTTTACTCTTTTTTGACTTTTTATCACGCATTTGTTTTTTGTACATCGGCACAGAATCTTGAATCCATTTTTCAAAAGAAGCAACATTTCGGTCGTCCCCATTGTATGGATGTGTGGAATTATTATGAATATGTTTGATGGTTGGGTATTCTGAGATGGTTTCTATGTGCAAAATAGGATTGTCGTTTAAAATATTAGAATTCACTTCAGCCACAACCACATTATCTTTTTTGTTTTTTGTATTTATTTTATCCCATTCGGGTCGAGTTGCAATGCATGGACCGCATGTTTCATTAAAGACCAGTACAAACACATGTTTATTGCCGTCCTTAATTATTTTATTTAATGCACCAACCCCTTCCGCGGTGGAAACGTTTCGGAGTTTTATCCCAGACATTTTAATAATTAACTTTTACCAATATTAAAATAAAAAATACAAATTATGTTAAATTCCTCTGAATTTTATTTTTTTTAAACTTGTCAATATAATTAGTATAACGTAAACACAGTAGATTTACGGTCCAGTTGTGGTCGCATCAAGTTAAAACCAATCATAAACGAATATTCAAAAGAACCCATCTCCACCAATTGTCCGTTATGATATCGCAATTTAATTTTTAATTTACGGATTCGCTCTGCGGGGGGATTAAACCATTTATAAGTTGGAGCAGTGTCGTCATACCACTGCGAAATAGGAGTTGTGGGTATTGATAATTTAGCAAACGCCGAATTCACTATTCCGTTGGTTTTATTCGTGGTGGTGGTATACTCGGAAACATTATATGGAGATGTTTCGTCCAAACAATTCAACCCATTAATCTCCATGTAAAAATACGCATACCCCATTAAATTTATTTTCATTGGTGTATGTATGAAAAATACTTGAGAATCGGTTAAATTACTGTCTGGTAGCAACCACATTCCCGATTGTGGGTTAATATAATTGACATCTAAACTATTATAAAAATAATTGTCGGATGCATACATGCGTGGAACAATTATTGTATTTCCTGCTAATGTTCCATATGGGGCCACGTTGGAGTCTTCCTGCAATAATGTTATGTTATAATTGAGGGATTCAGAAACGACGTTGCATCGCGTAAATCCGAGATAGGCGGGCAATCCCCAATTTGCAAACTGGGGCAACACATTTTTTCGGGAACATCGAGAATTTAACAACTCGGTTTTTCCGAAAATAAGCGATTCGTTTATAAGTGAAAACTGGTCTCGTTCGTTTCCAAACCATAATTTTTGCTGCACGGTATCGTATACAATTTTAAACGCACTGTACGCATTATATAAACTCGGATCGGTTTCCATCACGTAATAATTCACCGCTGCATTGAATTTAGTTTCTAATTCTTTAGCCATTTCATCGGGAGAATAAAACCCCTCCTGAATTGTAATGATAAATTCATGACTTAAATCTGCCACCAAAACATCGTGAATTGCTTGTGCATTTGCATCTACAACACCAGTGTGATCTGCGGGATTATATACTAAACTAAAATTGAAACTCATTTTTCGATTGGTATTAAAATCAGAAAACACATTATAATTAGACGGGAAAGACCATGAAGTGAGAGAAATGGATTGGACGTTGAGATAATCTTGTGGCAATTCTATCTCGAATTCTGCTGAATTGGGGTATTTCAAAATATCTCGGTCCTCTGAATGAATGCTTATATATCGCTGTTCATTTAAATACTCGTTGGCGTTGGGGATCAGCGGATGATTGGTTGCGACATTATATTTACTCATTGCTTTATACTTGCATATATATTAATTTCATTTTTTTTAACAATATAAAATATTAATAAAAATTGTTTTAAACTTGTATTTTATAAACTATTTTTATTAATATTCTGGAAAAACAATTCTGCGTTGGTGTTTTCAAAATGCATATGTGGTTGTGTGGTCCATTTTTCATACGGAACCGCCGCCGTAGTGCTCTTGGGCAATTGCAATAAAGTGTGCAAGGCAATCATTCGGCGATTTATCGCACTATTTATTGATGTTTTGGGTGAGTTGATTTTTCGTGTAATTTGTTTCCATCGCCATTCAAACCGTAGTGCATCCTTCCATGTGGGGAATCCAGATATATAAACCACTCGACTCCATTTCCCCAAATGCAGTTTCATTTTAGTCGCATGGGCTCCGCCAACTAGTTCGCCATTGTGTTGTCGCAAACGATGTTCTACATTTACCGACGCCCCAACATAGGTGGACTTATTATCACAGGATACCAACAAATAAACAAAAAAAGACATTGTATTTGTTTATTTGTTTATTTGTGTTTTTACTATTTATCATATTTTCTTTAACTTTTATATTGATAAGCATTCTTTGGACGTTTAAAATGCCGATTTTACAAATGGATAAAAATTTAATTTAATATCATGTTTTGAACCGTTATTTGGAAAATCTAAATTAGGAATTGGTAAAGGTCGTTTATTCAATTCAGGAACCGAATTAAAATAATTTTTATTAACATAAGTTAATTCAATAACATCAGGAATATTATTCACTACTGGTGAATTATTATTACCGTGTGCATGAACGATATAATGTGTTTGTGATAATTTTTCTAAACATTTTACTTTATCATCATAATTACAACCCCAACTATCATTTGTAATTCCATGAAATTCTATTATAATTTGTTTAAATTTATTCAACTCATTTTCGTTTATTTGCAACAACCACGGGTATTCACCACCTTCAATATCTATTTTTAAAAAAATATTACCATATTTATCAGTCAAATGTGATAAATCAGTATGGTCCTTATCACTAAAATTACTTATATTTTTTTTGAAAAATTGTATATTTTTTGTATAACGATAAGGATAATTGTTAATAGTTTTATCAAATCCGTAACAATCATCTTTATGCATATTGTATGTATTAATAAAATCTCGTGAAAAACTTTCTTCATTAGATATTCCAGCAGAAATATAACAATCATATTCACCATCCAAAAGGGCGAATACATATCCACCGTCATTTTTACAACCACCTCTAATTTTTTTATTAAAATTATAAACTTCTAAAAGAGATAAATTATTCATTTTTATATAAGTATATATTTAATTTATTATAAATTAAATAGGATTTGAATATATGTGTAATTTATGAAAACAATAAAAAACGTATTTAGAACAAAAACTTTTGAAATTAACAAAATGTTGAATAGAGAAACAAACAAAACATACAGATGTGAAAAACTGTAACACGATTAAAAGGATTGGAAAAAGAAAAAATAATTTATAAATAACATAAAAAATATCTTATTTGGAATATAAACACAAACGAAACCAAATTGAAGAATCGTTAAATAAATAAACATGCCAAAATGGATTTTATTCAGGTGCTTTTTAAGGGTTGTTTTTTCCTCCTCTTAAAAATAATGTTAAACTAACAAAAAAACAAATGCATTGTTTTATTTATTTGTTTTTTGTTAGTTTAACATTATTCTAAAAGAGGGAAAACAAACAAACACTTATCTACTTTTAATTTTAATTATTTTTATTTTACATAGTTTTTTATACAATAAAAAGATGAAAAAGTATATAAAAATATAATAAAAGACAGTAGTAAGAAAATGGCAGGCGGTTTGCTAAATTTAGTTTCCGCGGGACAAGAAAACATCATGTTGAATGGAAATCCGAATAAATCTTTTTTTACCACTACTTTTTCGGAATATACGAATTTTGGGCTGCAAAAATTTCGCGTAGAATACGCGGGTGCCAAAACCTTGCGAATGTCAGAAGAATCTGTTTTTTCATTTAAAATTCCGCGATATGCCGATTTGCTGATGGATACATATATTTCAGTCAATCTTCCTAATATTTGGAGTCCTATTTTCCCCCCACAAACCAAAGACGGAGACGCAGGCAAATGGGCGCCGTATGAGTTTCGGTGGATTGATAATTTAGGAGCCAAAATGATTCGTAAAATATCCATCACGTGTGGCAATTATACACTACAGGAATATTCGGGGGATTATTTATTAGCCGAAGTACAGCGCGATTTTTCAGGCACTAAAACGGCTTTGTTCGACCAAATGATTGGCAATACACGAGAGTTAAACGACCCTGCGAATTCTGGGACGCGTTCAAATACTTATCCAAACGCATATTATACCAGCAATGTGGCGGGGGCAGAGCCGTCGATTCGCGGACGCATTTTATACATTCCGCTTAATAACTGGTTCAGTTTAAAAAGTCAAATGGCGTTTCCATTGGTTTCGCTACAAAACAATGAACTTCATTTTAATATTACATTTCGACCAGTGAATGAGATATTTAAAATTCGCGATGTGCTGGATTTAACCAATAATTTTCCCTATGTCGCGCCTAATTTCAACGATTATACTCAGCAATTTTACCGTTTTTTGCAGTCTCCGCCAGATGTAGAACTTGGGATTAATTCTTATAGCGATACTCGGACATTGTGGAATGCAGATATCCATTTAAATTGCACGTATGCGTTTTTATCCAATGATGAGCAGGCTGTTTTTGCGAAAAAAGATCAAAAATATTTGATTCGCCAAATTCACGAATCTATCTTTTATAACGTGACTGGTGCGAATCGGGTGCAATTGGACGCGATTGGTTTGGTTAGTAGTTATTTGTATTATTTTCAACGGAGTGATGCAAACAAGCGAAATGAATGGTCTAATTATACTAACT